GTCATGCAGCGACTTCATGAGAACGACCTCACTGGACACATACTCTCTGAACTTCACGACTACGAACATCTTTGCTTGCCGATGGAGTATGAGTCTCACACCAAACGCAAGACAACTTCCATAGGATGGGAAGACCCTCGCACGACGGAAGGCTCGCCGCTCTGGCCTGAGATGTTCCCTGCCGAGTCCGTCACGAAACTCAAACGACTTCTCGGCGAGTATGGTACTGCTGGGCAACTGCAACAACGCCCAGCTCCTGCCGGAGGTGGTATTCTGAAAGTCGACCACTTCCAAATGTGGCCAACCAAAGACGAACTCCCTCTTTTCGAATACGTCGTACAATCCTACGACTGCGCGTTTACCGAACGTACATCTGGCGACCCTACAGCATGCACCGTATGGGGAGCGTTCACCCACAAAGGTGTCAAAGGCGTCATGCTCCTCGATGCATGGTCAGATTACCTTGGCTACCCGGCAATGCGCGCCAAAGTCATCGCTGAGTGGCACTCCATATACGGCAAGCGGGATCAAAAGAGTCAGAAGAAAGCAGACGTCGTGCTCGTTGAGGAGAAAGCCTCCGGTCAGTCTCTCCTACAAGACCTTCGCCAAGCGCAGATACCTGCCATACCGTACAATCCCGGACGCGCTGACAAAATCAGCCGCGCACACATTTGCGCTCCCATACTTGAACTTGATGTCGTGTGGATACCAGAATCCAAGAAGAATCCCGGCGAGTTCGTCAGCTGGGCAAAGCAATTCGTACTCCAGTGTGAGCAATTCCCCAACGCCGAACATGATGACTACGTCGACACCGCCACCCAAGCCCTCATTCTTCTCCGCGACCAAGGGCGTTTCGAACTTCAACAAGCCGAGCCTGATTTCGAAGAAGACGATCACGATTACGTGAAGAATCCTATCCATCGTGTGAACCCTTACGCGCAATAAGACTAAGCTATAATATTCGCCATGGGACTACCAACAGGACCTCTGGCGTATTGGCTGAACACAGCAAAGAAACTCGTCGCACCTGTCGAGGGGCGCATTACCCACAACGCTTGGATAAAGAATCCCGAAAACGCCGCCAAACTCGGCGTCACCGTTGAAGAAGCTGCCAAAGCCCATCCAGACCTCGTGACCATACGCCAGTTAGGCAGAAACACCGATATCAATCCGATGGCTGAAGGCGCGATGACTGACGCGCAACTCAAAGCTATCAGCGAAATGGTGCAGCGCCTTGAACTGAATCCCGCAACCAAGGTTCGCGTTGGTGATTCTGTTGGTAATTTGTACGAAAGCCCTTCCATGATGGACTTTCTTGGAGTTGGGCGCGTCAAAGATCTTCCTCAAGGATACGGTAAAGGCGGTCCTGTGAAGATGAGTAAGGGTGGGGAATTCAACTTCGCCGATCCCAAACACCGTCAACGAGAAGACGAGTGGGAAAGGTTAAAAGCTTCCGCAAACTCCTCATCCATGACAGAAGGCCGCGCTGCGAAACCAGTAAATCCCGACTTGATCAGCAACTCACTATTTGCGGCACCGTTGATGGCGGCCACTGGAATGATAGGGCGAGGCTCAGCTCCCGCTGTTGGGAGAGCAATACCTAAAGTTGCCAAAATGATTGGCGAAGGAATACGAACTCGGCCAGCAATCCTTGGGGGGTTTGGACTTGGGGCGGGTGTAGAAGCTCTTAGTGACGACCCTACCGTGCAAGGAGCGTTGGCTAGTGGGCTAGTCGGGGCAGCAGGAATGGCGTCCCCTATCCCGACAATGATCGCACAAGGCGCTCTTCATGCGGGAGATGCGGAGGCGGGAGGAGCTGGCAGCTTACGCTTAATAGTAGATGCCGCAAGAAAAATGGGATTTCATACTCCCGTGTATCATGGCACTCGAAATGCTAGTATAGTTGATGATATACTCAGAGGAAAGCCCTCCGCCAATCAGATAGACAAATATCTTGGCCCGCATGTTGCGGCAGATCCTAGGGTATCAGACGCCTTTGCAACAAAGTTTTATGCTCAGCGTCCCGGAGAAAAAATTGGGACAGATGACCTATCTGGACCCATGCGCATAGGAAAAAGAGAGCGTAATGTGCTAACCATTCCTGGCGGTAATATTTTACCGCTGACCATTCGAGGAGAATATAAGAGCCTTCCAACAGACGCGCAGTTCGGTACCGGAGGTCTTGGCTCTGATCTACTTAGATTGGCTATAACTGACCCGGAAAAGTACAAAATATATCTACAGAATTGGTTACATAATTCATCTCACGGGTGGATGGATGCGGTTGATTCTGAGAAAATACTTAGTGATCTGATTAAAGGTGATTCTGTAGAAATAGGAGTTTTACGCGGAAACAAAGAAGGGAATTTTTATTTTCCAACTCGTAGGATTGGAGATCCGTCTGATTATTTAGGACGTCCTATAAAAACAAATACGGTAGAAGTAAATTCTTTACAGCAGCTAATAGATAAAAATCCGAACAAGGTAAGGACATCCTCGGTCGCTACTCCGGAAGAAGAGCCTATATATAGAATGCTCGCGGACGCATATAAAAACGAACTTAATGACTCCGGATTTTCTGGTATAAAATATATAAATCAATCCATGAAAGAAGTGCCTGTGGGATCAGGGTATGATCCGACCAGTTTTATAATCACTGATCCAGCTGCACTGCGCTCCATGTTTGCAAAATTCAATCCCGCAGACGTAAATAAGACTGGTCTTGGTCTAGCCCAAGGCGGCACCGTAGAAGCCCCAACGGAATCCCCCACCGACTCCGCACCCGATATACAGGCTATAATTACTGCGATGAAAGCATACCACAATGCCTAGCCCAATTTCCGACCAGTCTGCCGATTTCGATTCGCTCGCTCGGGACCTCCCCCCGGACGGCGTTACAGAACTTGAAGACGGCAGCGCGCTTGTTGAGGACCCCTCCGAGACGGTCGCTTCTTCCACCGACGATTTCGGCGCCAACCTTGCTGAAACCCTTTCCGAATTCGAACTCAACACGATATCATCGTCGCTGGTTGAGCTGATTGAAGCGGACAAGACTGCTCGTGAGGAGCGCGACAAACAACAAGCTGAGGGAATTCGCAGAACCGGCCTCGGCGATGACGCTCCCGGCGGAGCGACCTTCGAAGGTGCTAGCAAGATCGTTCATCCGGTGCTCGCTGAAGGGTGCGTGGACTTCTCAGCGCGTGCGATCAAAGAGTTGTTCCCGGCCAACGGCCCAGTCAAGACTAAGATCTTCGGCAAGGTTGATGAGCAGAAACTGGAGAAGTCCCGCAAGAAACGCGATTTCTTGAATTGGTACGTCACTGAGAAGATGCCGGAGTACCGCAGTGAGAAGGAAATCCTTTTCACTCAGCTGCCGCTCGGTGGATCGCAGTACGAGAAATACTGGTTTGACGGTAAACGAGTTCGCATGGAATTCGTTCCGATCGACAAAGTATATCTTCCGTTCTCAGCCAACTCATTCTACACAGCCTCCCGCATCACCCATGAACGCGACCTGACGGAAGCGATGGTTGATGAGCATATTGATTCCGGTTTCTACCGCAATGTTTTCTCCAGTTCAGACGACGTTCCTGAAGAAACGGCAAGCCAAAGCGCAACAGACAAGATTGAAGGAAAAGAGTCCGGCGGATACAACAAAGACGGCGTCCGCGCAGTGTACGAAGTCACATGCGAATGGGACATCGACAAGCAAGGTCGGAAACCGTACGTTATCCACATTGACGAACCGACCGGCAAGATTGCAGCAATCTACCGCAACTGGAAAGAGTCTGACGACACCTACACCAAACTCGACTGGTGGGTAGAGGACAAGTTTATCCCGTGGCGCGGCGCGTACGGAATTGGATTCCCACACCTGATCGGTGGAATGGCAGCAGCCCTTACAGGCTCACTTCGCGCCCTACTAGATTCTGCCCATATCAACAACGCCCCTTCCGCCATCAAACTCAAGGGTGGCCGCGCGAGTGGGCAGAATATCAACATCGATGTGACCGGCGTCACGGAGATGGAAGCGCCGGCAGGCACGGACGACATCCGCAAGATCATGATGCCGTTGCCGTTCAACCCGCCATCACAGGTTCTGTTCCAGCTGTTGGATTGGATCACTGGCCAAGCGAAGGGCGTGGTCGCTACTGCTGAAGAGCGCATCGCTGACGCTGGTAGTCAGATGCCTGTGGGAACGGCGCTTGCGCTCATCGAGCAAGGCTCTCAGGTCTTCAGCAGCATTCACGCCAGACTACACGAAGCCCAGCGCCGCGCACTGAAGATCATCTGCCGCCTGATTGCCGACTACAGCGAACACGCTCTTGCTGATCTTGGTCGTTTTGACTTGGTTCCGGCGGACTTCCTAGACAGCGACGACGTAGAACCTGTTTCCGACCCCAACATTTTCAGCGAAACACAGCGATTCGCTCAGATGCAGGGTGTCATGCAGCTCGCTGGCGGAGACGTTCAGGATCCTAGCATTCCGTGGAACAAGATCGCCATCCGCCGTCGCATGCTGGACATGCTACGCGTCGACAACACCGACGAATTGCTTCCCAAGCCTCCCGTTCCGATCACTGCCGATCCTGCTCAAGAAAACGTGGCAGTCATGCAGGGCGCGCAGCTCAAAGCATCACCTGTGCAAGATCACTTAGCCCACATCAAGGTTCATCTGATGTTTGTTCTTCATCCGATGATCGCGGCTTCTCAGGGTCTAGGACAACCCCTCGCAGGGCTCATGGCTCACGTTCAAGAGCATTTTATCCTTGACTACCAACACGTGTATCAATCCGCACTGATGGTCGCTCAAGCTCAGAATCCCGGAGCCAGCCCAGATCAACTCGCTCTTATAGCTGCGATGCAGACTCAACAGGCTACCAGCGCTCACGACCAACAGTTGGCTCCGATGCTTCAGCAAGCGACACAGTTGGTGCAAAGCAAGAATCCTCCGCCGCCGACCGATCCCGCTGTCGAAGCAACATTCAAGGCCGCGATGGCCAACATCGACGCTAAGAAGGCTGCGGACGCCGAAGCTAACAAGCTCGCCATCCAGAAGCACAACGATGAAATGGCCGCTCGTCAGCGAGAGTTTGACGCTGCCCCGATGGTTGAGCAAATGAAGCGCGAGCACGAGGCGCAAATGGAAGTGCTTCGCATGCAGCGCGAGGATGAGCAGAAACAATTCGCGGAAATGATGGCGAATCAGCGCAACGATCAAGACAATCGTATGTCGCAGATGACGGAGCTTCTCAAGAACAAGGACGACAACGACACCGCCGTCATTCTTGAAGCGATGAAGCAGCAAATGGCGTCCATGCAAGAATCCCTCGCTCAAGCTGAATCCGGTAGAACTCAGACCGCTGAAATGGCCGACACAGCGCCGATCATGAAACAGTTGCAGGAAACGCTGAAACACAGTCAAGAAGCTCAGAAGCAAGACGATCATCGCGCAGCCATGACCAGTATCATGGAAGGATTGAAGGGCGTTACTGAGCATCTCGCCAAACCGAAAATGATCATCAAGGATGAGAACGGTAAGGCGATCGGCATCGGGCCGCAATCATGACCCAAGCCATCATCGAAGACCGCCGCCACGACCCACAAATCTCTCTTGCGGTGATGTCGCACATGGAAGAACGACTCACAGCCCACGCGGTACAAATGGAACGAAAGTTCGACAACCATACGAGAGATGAAATGGAACGCTACGCCGAAATCCTCGCATTGATCGCACAGTCGAACACTGACCACAACGAAAGACACAAGGCGTTACTTCAATCGGTCGAGAGTCACATGGACAAGACAGCAGAAATCTATGACCACTTTGTCGAGGCGTTTCCCGCCGACAAGAAGGGCAAGCCCGACTTTCACGGTCATGCTGCCGCCCACGACTCATGGATTGAAAGCTCCAAGGAAACCAAAGAATTGATCGGCTACGTCAAGAAGATTGTACTAGCGTCTGCTGCCACTGCGCTTGTAAGCTGGGTCACGTTCCTGATCTGGAACGGTGTGCTGCATGGGCCGGTTAAATGATAACCCTTGAACAATACTTCGGCCCTTGGGGAGAGTGTGATGACACCACCGAAGAGCGGCGAGACAACGCTGCTGAGTTACTCCATGCTTGCGCTGCCCTTGAGTATTTTGCTCTCCGCGATGGCGTTGAGTTCCCTGACAATCCTCACACTGGCAGCGGCGTCAGCGGGCAGACTTACGGAGGGTTCCGCCCCCAAGAATGTACGCAGGGCGCACCTCACTCTAGTCACAAAGAAGGATTGGCAGTAGACCGCTACGACCCAGACGGCAAGATTGACGATTGGTGCTTGGGGAACCTTGACCTGCTTGAGTCCTGCGGCATTTACATCGAACACCCGTCTGCGACTCCCGGTTGGAGCCACTGGACGATCCGCGCACCGAAGTCCAAAAATAGGGTATTTTATCCATGAATGATTTCCTGATGGGCATTGCCCCCACTATCGCGTCTGCACTGCTCGGGCCACTTGGCGGCGTTGCCGTCGCCGGCCTCGGCAAGATATTCGGTCTGGACGCAGCTACCACGAAAGATGTCACCAAGGCCATCGCGGAAGGCAAGATCACGCCCGACCAGTTGGCTGACATCAAGAAACTGGAGATGGAATTTCAGGCCAAGGAGAAGGAGCTAGGCTTCCGGTTTACGGAACTCGAATTCAAGGACAGGGACTCGGCTCGGCAGATGCAGATCGCCACCAAGTCCTCAACACCCACCGTGCTGACCTACATGATCACGATTGGGTTCTTCGCCATCCTTGGCCTGATGCTTTACGACGACAACATCGTGAATTCGCCCCCGCTGCTCATCATGCTCGGTTCGCTCGGCACGGCGTGGACGGGGTGCATCGCGTATTGGTTCGGAACGACGAGCAACAGCCTTAGCAAGACCAACCTGTTGGCGCAATCCGCGCCTAAGTAAGGAGTAACACAATGAGCACATCTACCACCAGTGCCAACGCGCTGCAAGACATGATCTACAAGGCTACCACTTGGGGCGACATCGCTGAAAACGACACCACCTCACCGGCCACCAACATTCAGATCGCCCTCCACACCGGCGCTGGCCCGACTACCTCAAGCCAGTCGAGCAATGAGGTGACGGTTGGCGAGTGGAACACCTACGCTCGGCTGAACATTGCCCGTGGTGCTGGATGGGATGCAGCGTCGAATGGTATGACTCAGAACGCGGCGATTGCTCAGTTCGTCGAAATGGCGTCTGGCACCGGCTGTACGATCACCTACGTTTCAACGGGTGTCGGCGGCACGATCATCCACTACGGCTCTCTGGCCGCACCGCGTACCGTGTCTGCCGGTATTCAGCCGCAGTTCGCTGCCAACGCGCTGAAGAGCACCCAGACATGACCATCGAAGTCGGCTACTACTGCAAGGAATGCAGTTCTCCTGCCATGTTGATCGACGGTGAGATCGTCCGCTCATGTACGCACACCGGCACCGTCGTCGCTGAGTTGGAAGCGCATGTGACTGCCAACGGAGGCATAAGTGATGCACCAAGCCCAAGCAACGGCTGAAGAACAACAGGAGACTCCGCTCTACGTCTGTTCTGAGTGCGGGGAAACTGTGATCGTCTACAACGGACGACCGTTCTTCACATGCACCTGCGAGGCAAGGCAGATCGTGCTGACCGAAGAAGGGCTGAAGCGTGGGCTTTGAGACTATCGCGCAGATGGCGACCGCTTGGGACGTTGGGCGCGTCTGGCGGCAGTCTATCCACAAGACAGGTACGCCGCTGCTTCCTGCTGTGGGGTACTGGGCCGACCTGTCGATGGCTGCAGGGATGCCCAAGTACAACGCCTACGTCGGCGGCCAGCAGGAATTCACCCCGATGGTGGGTACGTCCAACTTCGGTATCTACACTGGTGGCGGGTCGCACTCGGAGTGGTCTGCATCGACGACCTACGCCTCTGGCGCACAGGTGCTGATCTCTGCCACGCAGGACATCTACATCTCGCTGCAAGCGGGCAACCTGAACCACGAGGTGAGTGAAGCGTCGTGGTGGAGCTACGTAGGCAAGGGCAACAAGTTCATCTCGCGCATGATGTTCGGCGGTTCTGGGGTGGCTAATAGCGCATTCCCTGCCAACATGATGCTGTGTGACTATGTGGGCTTCTACCCGCTGATCGACTTGGACAACACCGACCCGCAGGACTTCGATAACACGCAGACCCCACTACGCTACGCGGATGAAGGTATGCAGGTGATGGTGGTCTGTACCACGCCGCAATCCGCGCTGTCTCCGCAGCAATGCTTTATGACCTTCGTCAATCAGGACGATGAAACGGACGTGGCTTCGTTCTATGTCCAAGCAGCGAACATCGGGCAAGTCAATGTGACCTCTGCGAACATCACTGGCGTGGTATCTACAGCTTCTCCGTTCGTGCCTCTCGGCCCGCGCAGTTCAAGTGTCAAGCGGATTACCCAGATTCAGATGATGAACTCTGCCGGTGGATTTGCTGCCTTCGTGTTAGTCAAGCCGCTGACGCAAGTGCATGTGCCTGAGATTATTACGCCGGTTGAGCTTGATCTGGTGATTCAGCGGCAACCCGTTCCAGAGGTGCTGCACGGTGCGTACCTCAACATGATCTATTTCCCCTGCTCGGCAGGAACCGCCACCGGAATCGTCCGTGGGCAAATCGACTTTATAAGGAGCGCATGATGGGGTTCTCGTCCATGGATGATCTGGTCAATCAGGTCACAACAAACGGTAAGAAGGTTCGCACCGACTGGAACAAGGTCGTCACCCAAGTGCAGACTTCGGGTGCAGGGCGCTGGTTTGAACTCTTCACCGCCACCGGCAATCCCACCAACGGTTACTGGGGCAACTACGTTCGCAACTCCGGTTTCGATTCTGAGGCTGGCTGGACAGGTGGCGGTGCAGGCGGTTGGGCGTGGAATATTGCAGGAACTTACGTGCATACGGTAGGCACGACAGGTTCATTGACCCAGACCTCCGGCACAACGCTTGAGAACGGTGTGGTCTATACCGTCATCATCACTACTTCCTCAGTATCTGGGACGGTTGGCTTAACTGTATCGCTTGGCGGCGGTACGGCAGGTACGGCGATCACCACCGCAACCACCACGATTCAAGCAGTGACAGCCGGTGCAACTCAAGAAATCAACATCACTTGCAACACGGCATTCGGCTGCACAATCGACAACTTCTACGTCATTCGCGGCGCTGTCAACGGGCGCACTCCCGGTTTCAAGCCAATGTCAGCAGAAACCGATCAAGGCGCATTGCGGCCGGGAGCAGTAACAGGCGGCACAGCGACCAAGCATTTGCTCAACATGAGCGCGATGACTTCGGGCGGTACGGTGGTTCCGACCACGTTGATGCTGGTCGACCTGCTTGGGGTGTATGCCCGTATTGACCAGAACTATGCTACCTCGATCACCCTCGCAAATACCCTTACTCTACCGAGATACACTGACGGCGCAGGGGTCATGGCCTTCAACTGTGTGTTCCCGACAGTGACATCAACGGGCGCGCATAACATGCTGATTACCTACACCAATCAGGACAACGTAGGAAGTCGGGCAATGCCGCAGACCGTGGCCGCTACGGTGTCTGCTCTGTCGACGCACATTCACCACTCAGGTACAGCCGCCAACAACGTGGGACCATTCTTCCCCCTGCAGTCCGGTGACAGCGGGGTCAAGAAGATCGACACTTACCAACAGACTCTGGCTGGCGGCACGAACGTCTTCGTCAATCTCGTTCTATGCAAGCCGATCATGTCAATCCCGATCACGACGCAGTACGTCTTGGCCGAGCGTGACCTGCTCAACCAGTTCCCTTCGCTCCCGCTGATTCAGGAATCCGCTGCAACCTCTGGCGCGTGTCTGGCGTGGATTCAGTACGCGGGCGCTGCAACTCCCGCATCGACCAACTTCTTTGGCTCGCTTGAGTTTGCGTGGGGCGGTTAAGTGGCTCTGCTCGGTAACGGCTATCTTGTCATCGGCCCGCTCCCAATGACTTACGTCAGCGGGGCGGCGAGTGGCCTTGGTTATCCCGGTAACAACCGTGCGATGTTTGCCCGTGGGGACCGAAAGAACCAGTATTCTGCATTCACCCAGAAAGCCGGTACGCCTGACGGCACCGAGCATCCAGTGTGCTGGATCATGCCCAACAAGGGCGGGGCAATGTCGGCGCAGACAACGGTGAATCAGGACAACACGATAGCCGCCAACCTGCAAAAAGGCATCAACATGGAAGCCACCATGACGCAGGACGGCAGCATCACCGCCGCTGCGTTGTCGATGATCACCAGCATGACGGCGAACATGACCAACGCCAACACACTGACCGGGGGCATGCAGCTAACGATGAACCTCGCGGCGAACATGGTGCAGGAAGGGCAGATTGATGCCGCTCTCGGCCTGATCGCGTGGTGCTCCTCCAACATGGCGCAGACCGCCGACATGAGCGCGAGCAACCTGCGCGGCACGTTGAACATGGAAGCTTCCATCGTATCTTACGGGGAGCTTACACCGGAGGGGTTGCGTGACGCCGTGTGGAGCGCGGTGTTGGCGAACTATCCGGTAACGGGCACGGCAGGCAACACCCTCGCCTTGGCCGGTAGCGGTGGCGTGGATTACACGGCTCTGGCGAATGCAGTCTGGACTCGCGCGGAACGCACCTTGTCGGCCGATGGGAATGCCGACGTAGCGGGGGCCGTCGCCGCCTACGCCATCGAATCTGGCTGGACTACCGAAACCCTGTTGCGCGTGTTCGCTGCCGTTCTCGCCGGCAAGGTGTCTGGCGCAGGAACCGGGACCGAAGTGTTCCGTGACATCAACGACACCAAGGACCGAGTCACGGCGACCGTGGATTCCAACGGCAACCGAACTGCGATTACGCTGGATGGGTCATGAGCAACCAGTTCTTCGGCCAGCAGCTTCTAGCTGCTCAATACTTCCGGCCACAGTATCTTCATGGTGCGGGGGTCACACCTGTTCAAGACGGACGTTCTGGTTACTGGAGACTGTTTTACTATCAACTGCAAGAAG